GAAAGGGAGGACTCCAGGCGATCGATGTAATCGAGGCTTTTGGGCTTGGGTTCTCCCTAGGTAACGTAGTTAAGTACGTTCTTCGAGCAGGCAGAAAAGCCGACAAACTCCAGGACCTAGAGAAGGCTGTCGAATACTTGAAGTATGAGATCGAGAATCACAAACGGATCGTTAAGGAAGTCGAAGCTTATATCGCTAATCTACCAGAGGACTTATAGTGAAGAGCAGAAACGAGATAATCGAGGAGCTGTACCTTTCGAAGGATATAAGCCAGGCGCTTCGCAAGATGCAACCGGCTAGCCTCCGCGACGATCTTAGGCAAGAGATGTTCATCTCACTATGCACTCTAAGCGACGAGAAATTCTGGAATCTTTACGAGAACAACGCGCTCAAGTTTTACCTGGTCCGGGCCATGCTAAACATGATCCGAAGCACTGGGATGAATCAGCCTTTCTTCCGTAACTTCCGGGCCAAGTTCGAATCGATAGAGGAGATCGAAAACCTGGAGGATCAGATCGATAACTCGAAGGACCAGAAGGAAATTCTGTTTGATTTGCTAGATAGTAAGAGAAAGACGCTGTGCTGGTATGAAGACCGACTGCTGGATCAATACGTCGAATCTGGTTTCAATCAGATGGACGTCCACAGAAAGACTAAGATACCCTATCCGTCGATCGTCAAAACTATCGCGTTAATCAAAAAGAAACTCAAGGATGAATAAGAAGCCAGATGAGACAGCCCGTGAGCTGTTCAATAATTGCCTTTACTTTACTGGCTCTAAACTAATGGCCCGAGAGTGCGCTCTGTTTATGTGCCAGAAGTTCATCGATATGTCAAAGCGGATGGATGATAAATGCTATTACCTGGAAGTAAAAGAAGCGCTATATAAAATAGAAATAAAATGATTCAACTTATCGCCTCAGTGGCTTTCGTCACGTTCTGGAATATGAACAATTTACCCTATGACCTAGGGATCAATTTTAAACCGTTCAACTGCGCGCCTTGCCTTGGCTTCTGGGTGGCGCTTGGATTGATGTTTGCGCCTGAGTTACTATCGATAATCGTCGCGACTTCCTTCGGGGCCGGCGTGATCGCTGCGGTGGTGGAGAAGCTATTAATTAAACTACTTACAAAGCTATGACACAGCAAGACATTAAATTCATCCAAGATAATATCATCAACTTCGAATCGGTAGCGCTTGGATTTACTCGAAACCTGGATCACGCGGTCCTCAATGAGTATCATGAAATATACAAGCGATCACTGGATCCTAGCTATGTGCTGAACGCCTGGTGTGGAGGCTGTGTCTTCGACATGCTAAAGCGCTTAAAGCATCATTACGAGAATGTAATATCAGCTCAACAAGTCCAACCAATCAACCAACCAAATGACAAAATCCAAGCTAAGAATCCTCGCGGTAGGAAGTCAAAATAGTGGCGTAACATACCACAGACTGGCGCTTCCTTTGTCGATCATGGAGAAGGAATACTGCCTGATCACTGACACGATCACAGAGGACCTATTGAAAGAAAAGAATTTCAATGTGGTAGTGGTAAATCGGTTCCTAGAATCGGTGCCACTTCTTCAGCTCCTGGAATGGCGCCAGAAGTTTGGCTTTAAATTGGTGGTAGATATCGATGACTACTGGACTCTGTTCGATAAGCATCTAAGCGCGCCTACCTATCGCAAGCTAGGAGTGACTAGGATCATCAAGGATTACATTCGTTTTGCTGACCTGGTTACAACGACTCACAATCGCCTCCGCTTGGAGATCGTCCAGATCAATAAGAATTGTGAGGTACTTCCAAACGCCTTACCATTTGACAAGGATCAATTCACAGCGATCAGGAAGGAGAATGAGAAAGTAACGATCGCACATACTGGATCGATCACTCACTACCCGGATATTCAGCAACTCAAGAAACCAATCGAAGAGCTGGCGAAGTCTAGGGTATTCAGAGAGAATACCAGAATGCTTTTGTGTGGATGGAATGAGTTCAACAAATGGCACTGGGAGCAGATGGGAAATCTATACACTGCTAATGAGAAGCTTGACTATAAGATCCTCGAGTCGATGCCAGTAGATTTATACATGAATTTTTACCTTGAGGCAGACATGCTTTTAGTTCCTTTGCTGGATAATAAATTCAACAGACTAAAGTCGAATCTTAAAGCGCTAGAGGCAGGAGCAAAAAACATCCCGATTTTAACCTACAAGCGCGCGCCTTATGACGATATCCCGACGATCTTCGAGGTCGATAACTGGGAGCGTGATATCAAACGAATGGCATTCAGTAAGCAGATGCGCGATGACTACGGCTATCGAAACGGAGAATATGTCCGCGAACATTACGATATCTTTAAAATTAACGAAGCGCGTTTTGCTACTTACTCCAAACTAATCGAGTAAAATTATGCCGGTCATAAAATGCAATAATGGAAAATACAGAATCGGATCAGGTGCTTGCATCTATGACACCGAGGAGAAAGCGATCGAAGTCTACCAGGCGATCCTAGCCGGTGGAGCTTTTGCTGTATCTTTTAATGACTATCCAGAGGCAGCTACAAACAACGCCAAGCGAGCGCTTGCTTATGCTGAGAAAAATGGCTGGGGATCATGTGGCACTCCAGTAGGAAAAGCCAGAGCTAACCAGCTAGCAAACAAGGAGCCGATCTCACGCGACACGATCGCGAGAATGGCGAGCTTCAAAAGACACCAGCAGAATAAAGACGTTCCTTATAGAGAAGGCTGTGGCGGTTTAATGTGGGACGCCTGGGGAGGCACCGAGGGGATTGAATGGGCGATTAGAAAATTAGACCAGATAGATAATGCAAGCAACTGAAAAGGAGTTTTTCGATTACGAGATTAGTATCGGAGTTTCCCCACATAATCCCGATTATTGGAACTTAATGGCGGGAACTTCCAACATAATAAAGAACTATGCTCAGTCTGTGATTGAGATCGGTGCTGGCATGGGAACGCTAGGCGAATGCTTAGAACACAAAGGAATTGATTATTACGGCATCGAGCCAAACAAGTATCACAGAGAATTTGCATATAATCGGGGGCAATTATTGCACGGACTTGATAATTATCCAAACCGATGCGGAATGATTGTCTCGATCGAGGTGTTTGAACACCTAACAGACGAGCAGATTAACGAGTATTTGGAGAGCATCGAGGCTAATTACCTGCTTCTTTCTTCAACTCCTTATACTACGACTGAAGAATTCGACGCCTGGTGGGGCCATATTAACATAAAACAGACCGATGAATGGGTTAATTTTATGGCAGAATATGGATATTCACTGTATCATCGCCTAACTATACCGACTGATTGGACCTTATTATTCAAAAAATGAAAGAGAAAAAACCAGTAAGCACTAAAAAACCAGTCGAGAAAATCAGAGAAGCTGACCTGATCCTGGAGTGGGCGAATAAATACATTGACTATTGTCTGGATTCTACTAAGGAAGTAGCAACTGGGGCAGGCGTTCGGATCATTCGTGAGCGTCACTTGCCTACGATAAGCTACTTTTTACTGATATGGCTACCAAGACAAGGCGCTCAATTTTACAAGCGCTCGAATTGGTATAATGTCCTTGGTAATTCTGATCATCCACTACACAAAGAGGTCAAAGAGATAGACGAAATGTTTCGCGCTCTAGCGGCCGATATTGTGGCCAATGAAGGAAAGGGTATCTTCTATGCTAAGAATCTCTTAGGATGGACGGATCGAGCTAAGAACGAAGAGAAACAAGAAGTAATCATAAGCTTTGCAAACGAAGATCACACTTCCTAGACCACACACTAACCAAGCGAAGGTCTTAAACTCTAAAGCAAGGTTCAAGGTGTTAATGTCCGGCAGACGATGGGGTAAGTCCTTAATCTGCCAGGTCATCACATGCCTGGAATCCATGCAAGGAAAGCGCGTCGCTTACATAACGCCGACTTACTTACTAGCAAAGGCGTTCTTCGATGAGCTGGCCTTATTGATGCCAGCAAACGTAGCGATCCCTAATCGATCTGATCTGACCTTCAAGCTAATCACTGGAGGCTCGATTAGATTCTTTACTGGCGAACGCCTGGATAATCTCAGGGGTTTAAAGTTTCACTATGTGATTATCGATGAGGCGTCCTTTATTCCTAACCTGGAAGAGGGCTGGAATAATGCAATCAGACCAACGCTCACAGACTTCCAAGGGAAGGCGATATTCTTATCGACTCCGAAAGGAAAGAATTTCTTCTACTCACTTTACCTTAAAGGACTTGATCCTTCTGGAGAATGGGAGTCGTTCAAATACAGCTCTTATGATAATCCTCACATAGCAGACGAAGAGATCGACTCTGCTAGGCTTGCTTTGCCTGAGGTAGTATTCGAGCAGGAGTACATGGCAAACCCAGCTGAGAACAGCGCGAATCCCTTCGGATCTCAGGCGCTATCTAGGTGCGTTTCTGTTATGTCTCAGGAAAATGTTAAATGTTACGGAATAGATTTGGCAAAGTACAGCGACTGGACCGTAATTATCGGATTGGATAATAATGGCCATGTGGCTTATTTTGACCGATTTCAGAGCGACTGGGCAAGCACTCAGAATAAAATCCGTCAATTGCCAAAAGCGCCGATGTTAATTGATAGCACGGGCGTAGGCGATCCAGTGGTAGAACAATTACAGCGAGAAGGATTAGCGATCGAGGGCTTCAAGTTTACAAGCCAGTCGAAGCAGGAATTAATGCTAGGCTTGCAGGTGGCGATTCATCAAGAGAAGATCCACTATCCGGTCGGCATGATCCAGGAGGAGCTTGAAATATTTGAGTATCAATACTCAGCTAATGGTGTAAAGTATTCAGCGCCTAGCGGTTTTCACGATGACTGTGTGATGGCTTTGGCTTTAGCTTGGAGAAAGCTAGACTTCAAGGCTGGCACCGGTAAATACAATTTTGTTTAAATGCTATTTAATATCGATATGACTTGGAAAGACGTTACTGTATGGCAGTGGATCCAGCTCCAGAATCTTCTTCAAA